GAGAAGTTCCGCAAGGGGTGCGAGCGGCTGGAGAACTTCCTGCCGCGCATCCATGGGCCGGCACGCAAGCGCCCCGGCAGCCGCTTCGTCAATGAGACCAAGAACTCGGCAACCCGCACGCGCCTGATCCCGTTCGAGTTCAGCACCACCCAAGCCTACGTGCTGGAGTTCGGTGACGAGTACATCCGGTTCTATGCCAACGGCGGCGTGGTGCTCAGTGGCGGCTCGCCCTACGAGATCGTCAGCCCCTATGACCACACGGACTTGGATCAACTCGACTACGCACAGTCGGCCGACGTCATCTACATCACGCACCCCGACTACCCGCCCTACAAGCTCGCGCGGATC